TGAAAATAGCGAACCAGGGTCTTCTCTTATATCCAGATTCTTTCGGTATACCACGTTCACTTTCTGTTCCCTTAGTCTCTCTGTTTTCACAGAGGATTAAGGATAATGGAGAGGAATATACTTGTTCTTTTCTCAAGAATATGAAGCTCAGCTTCATACGAGAGAAGGCAGGTATGTCGTATATACAACCCTGGGTTAAGCTCCGAAATAAAACGGATTATTCCGGAATATTCGGTGCTCTCCAGAGATGGTGTAGATTGAGCTTCAGACGTTGGTCTAAAGTTATCAAACTGCTCCAGATTTATACGACTCTTTATTCCCCGCGTATAACTCCCTCCCAAGAAACAAAGTTCCTTGATGGAGTCAACGCACGTGATATTGAGATACCAGTTGATCTCAAGGTCGGTCTTGTAAGGTCACTCCATAAGGTTTTACAACCTCATAGTAAGTTACCTGATCCTCCCTCATTAGTTGAGATGCCTACTTCTCCAACGAGAAGAGCTCCTCATCCTAATGGAAAAACCTACCCAGAAGACGAGGCTCTTCTCGAGTCTATGTCTTACACTAGGTACACGAACCATGGTTGGTCGTACTCCGCTCGATACGCGCGTCTTATAGACTGCGTTGAGCGTGACGTCGAACTTATAGACAACAGGGATTCCCCTGATATCTGTGAGTACCATGGGTCGGTTGGTCGTATTGGAATTATCCAAGAGCAGGGTTACAAACTCCGCGCTGTGGCTAATCCGGGAAGGATCTACCAATGTGCTCTTCAGCCTCTGGGCAAAGCTATTTATGATATATTACCAAGCTTAGCTTGGGACTGTACTCATAATCAGTCTAAGCCTTTCTGTTTTATACAGAAAACATTGTCTGAGAACAAATTTGTATACTCTATCGATCTGAGTGGTGCAACAGACTATTTTCCTCTCTCATTACAAATATTAATTCTTAAGGAAATTTTTCCTTATGACTTAGATAGTGTAAACCTATTCCATGACATCTCTAGAGGTGTCTGGCAATATGGGGCGACGAAAATTAGGTGGTCAAAAGGCCAACCTTTGGGATTATACCCATCTTTTGGTTCTTTTGCCCTGGTGCACGGGTTACTACTCTTCTTCTTGAACGAGGACCGTCACAATGACGATTTCTTTGTTCTAGGTGATGATGTTGTAATCCTCAACTCTGAGCTCTATGAAAGATATATTACTCTATTATCAAAGATAGAATGTCCTATATCTCACTCCAAAAGTCTAGTCTCTAACACTGTTGCTGAGTTTGCAGGTAAACTGCTTACGAAACATGGTGTTGTGGAACAGACTAAATGGAGGAACATATCTGATGATTCATTCCTAGATAATTTGAGGAATATAGGTCCGAAGGCCATGCGTCTTCTCAAACCAAGACAACGTAAAGTCGCGAAAGTCCTTTGGGACATTCCGGATTTTATGGGTGGTCTTGGCTTTAACCCAAACGGTATACCTCTCGAAGATAGAATCTTCAAGGGTCTATGCTTGTTTGATGGTCGAGAGACAGCTAGCTACCTTATGAGTTTCAACAAGAAGATTAACAAGCTCCATTACGGAGTTGCTCCTCCTCTTGGTCGACCATCACACTTTCGTGTGATTGGACGAGACTTCGACCAGAAGTCTAGAAATTATACCTCTGCTATCTTACCCATTCTTGAAGAATGGTATGAGATAAGTGGTAGGAACCTTTTCGAGGTTAATCCTAATTTGGATTTACCTATCGAAGGTTTAAGGTCGTCTTTAACCAGATTAGAGTCCTTAGAAAGAACTTTGGATCTGAGATAACCCTGAGTCACCCTTAAACGGGTGTCT